CCAGATTGCAAAAAATGTTGGGACATAGAATCTACTGGTGCAACCAGTCGTAGACAACAAGAAAACATTTTTCTTGATTATAAACTTGATCGTGATTTAGAAAAAATACAACAAGATTGCATTGACAACCAATCAACCACTCTGTTGTATCAAATAACCACAAGTAATCTATGCAATCAAGCCTGTGTTACTTGTAATAGTTCATTTTCAACCAAATGGCAAGAACTTGACCGTCAAATGAATATTGCTCAAGAGTCACAGCCTCCTATCGATGATTTTTCCAAACAAATTGATTATGCCAATGCCAAACGCATTGAAATACTAGGAGGTGAGCCGTTGTTTGACTCAAAAACATTTATGATCTTAAACAAGTTAAGGGCTCATAACAATACCGATTGTGTTGTCAGTTTTGTTACCAATGGAAGCATTGAGTTAAAAAGGTCAACGGTTGATCAGCTCAAATCATTTGAGAATTTGAACATTTGTATCAGCATTGATGGCATTGGTTCAGTGTTCGAATACATGAGATGGCCCGGACGTTGGGAAACTTTGTTAAAAAACATTGAACAATACCGTACCATTGCCAATAACATAAGTGTGTCATATACTATTAGTGCTGTTAACGCACTGTATTACAATCAAACCGTAGACTGGTTCAAACAAAATGGATTGCCATACAATCACAATATTGTGACAAATCCACTTTGGGCCAGCCTTGCCAACATGCCTATCAAACTCAAACAAATATTACAACATCATAATAATTTTATTGCTGAATTTTGCCACATGAACGGAGAAGAAAATTCAATGTCAGTGTTGGCTGAACAAATTTCTCAACAGGATCAGGCAAAAAGAATTTCTATTAGAGATTACATGCCCGAAGTGGCTGATATTATTTTTGATACTCTATAAAATCAGCGGTGGCTGGGAAGATTTTTGAAAAATCCAAGTTACGCCGTTGATCTAGTACACATAGATTTTTTCGAACCTGGTCAACATTGTGAGAAAGTTTTCCTAAAAAATCTAATTTTTGTATCCAGGGCAGACAATAATTAGGTAATTGTTGAAAATGTTTGACCATACGGTCAGGCATATACTCTAATCCGTAATCTCCCCATGCTTGGTGTACATAAATTTCTATGACATCGCCAAACACAGATTCTGAAAAATTTTGTTGTTGCCAAGCAAAAATCTTGTCGAGATCAAGTACATTTAATAAACTTGCAGTCACAGTCATTGATAACATGGCATTGTGTGGTAAATTGTGTTTCCACCACATCAAATTGTTTTCTACTTCTTTCCATTTTGCCGGATAGCGCAAATATTCAAATTGTTCGTCAATAGCATCAATGCTAAAACTGACCCTGGCAAACTTGAATTTTTCAATTAGTTTTTTTGTTTGCCCATCTATCAATCTTGTACCATTGGTATTGTACATCAATTTAATTTCTGAGGCTTGTCCATGTTCTACTATGTACTCAAGTATTTGTTGGTGCGTGGCGGTCAACAGTGGCTCACCTCCCCACAGTCTGACTTCTTTGAGATTGGTCAAATCCAAGGAGCCTAATTTTGTTTTTAAAAATTGATCAATATTTGGCCTGACTGGAATATGTTTTATACCAAGTTCATTTCTCCAGGTAGTGCTAACAGAAGGACCACAAGTAACACATGCTAGATTGCAAGTGTAATCTATATTGACGTCAAGATATTGTAATGTTGCATCAAATGTATTTTTACCATGCTCTATTAGGTAACCTTGTCTCATGCTTTGGGCACCGGCTGATTCTTGAGACACACAAGCCTGGCATTGAGGCATCGGTAACATGGACTGTCGATTCAGTTGACGCAACTCTAATAGATTACTGTGGTGAAAATTAATAACAGGTTCGGTAATGTTCTCTTCCATCCAACAACATGGTGCATAACTTATTGAATTATTTGTAATAGAGCCTAGTGTTAACCCATGATGTATTCGTGGACAATAGTTGTCAGTCATGATGTTTTAATTTTTCCCAACAATTGTTTTAGTTTGGCGCTTTGAACGTCTGCTGTGACTTTGGTAGGTTCCGCACTTTCCCATGGTGGAGTATCCGCACCGTCAGCAGACTGGCTAACTTGACTGCGGGCTTTGATTGAGTCCATGATGGATGCAGATGGTTTCTTTGAATAAGTGTCTCCATCTTCTCCGCCTTCATCAGTAATGCGCATTGTTTCAATGTTATACTCCAAATCAATTTTTTGACCAACGCCGGTCGAGCTTCGAGACTTCATACACTGTATCTGATACTTGCCACGTTCTTTCATAGCACGGCTTGTAAAGATACCAAACACATTGTCTGCTGTGTTGATTTTAGATATACCACCTGAAATGTGGCTGTGGTCAAATTCAATTTCTTCCACAGCCGATCGATTCAACTGACTTGCTGTTACCATCAAGAATCCAAGTTCTTTGGCCAAGTTACGTAGTTCTTCGCTCACATACTTGTCTTTTACAAACAAGTCGTTGGGTGAGACTTTTGCACTCACAGGCATCAACAAGTCCAAGTAGTCAATCATCACAAAGTCCACACGCTTGCCTGTTTGTATTTGATACTCTTTCAAATACGCACGTATGTCGTTGATGTTGCTTTGTGCCGGCAATCCTTTGACTTGATAGTTGCCTGACTTCTTTGCAACTAACTTGACTTTGAGTTCTGTGGTGTCAATGTCCTTGCGAATGTCCTTGGTGCTCATGTTTGTGAGCATGGCATCTGTTCGCAAACTTGTTAGTTCTTCACTCAACTCCAGTGTGATGTATACACCACTGAGTCCTTGTTGCAACCAGTTGAGTGCAATGTTCATCATGACTAGAGATTTACCAGAACCTGACCCTCCGGCAAAGATGTTGAGTTCGCCACGACTGAATCCACCATACAACAATCTATCCAATTGTGGCCAGCCTGTTGATACCTGTCCACCTGAGTTGAAATACTTGTTGATACGAGCCGCTGGGTCTGCAAAATAATCTGTGCCCATGTCTCTAGTCAGAGATATTTGCACTGCATCCTTGATCAATTTTTCCACAGGTTCAAAGTCACCCTTTTCCAGCATATCTGCTGCCTTGAGAATAGCACGTTCCAGTTCTTGGCGCTTGGTAAACTGTTCAAACTCACCCATGAACCAGTCAAAGTGACCTTCGTTTAGGTCTGGCACCGCTTGTAGTTTGACACCTGTGGTGGCTGAGATCTGTGTACGGTCTGGCAAGGTCTTGTGTTTGTCACTATGTTCTTTGATGAACTCAGCCGCGGCTCGCAGACTTTTGTCAAAGTTCTGCGGGTTATAAATGTTCTGCACACGCACATAACTCTGTGCATCTTCCAACATCATTTCTAAAAATAAACGTTGAACGTCAAGTCCGTATTCTTTTAACAAGTGCTTTTTTCCTTAGTTCTATTTTGATTCTACTGGTCTCTCGCGATTGCATTATAGTTAGCAAGGCACCTAGTCGACCCAACTTTATAACTGCATCGTTGACATCTTTACAGCCCGCAGGCCAGTTGGGTATGCTCACTGCCCAACCTAGTTCTACGGCACGGTCAATCAGTTCAACACCTGCCCGATCTTGGTCCGGAACCACAGTTATTGATTTGTCTAAACTGCGTATCAGTCTAACTTGTGCATCACTAACAGTGTTGTGCATCACTGCCACACCGCCTATGCTGAGCGCATCAAATATGCCTTCTGTGACTATGACATGTTGCCAATCTGAGTGTTGCAAATCTATGCCGAACACATAGCCTGGCTGACTGTCGCTGATGAACTTGGGTTGCCGGTCATCTAAAAATCTACAGGTGTATCCCACAATCTTGTTGTCGTGAGTAAAGGGAATAACCACATGCAACCTTGTCCAGTGGATGCCGTCATTTTGTATCTGCACCATGACAGGAAAGTCTTCGGGCACATGTCTGCCACGCACGTAGTCCCAATAAAATTTGTGTTCAGGCGTCAACAGTTCGGCAAACGGTGGCAAGTCTCTTTCTTCAAATGACACACCGCTCAGTGTGTTCCACATTTGTTGTCGATCTTCTAAGATACCATTGATGCTTCGATGCCGCAAACTTTCCAGATTCAGCATCTCTATTTCCATCTCCGGAACGTTCATCCAGCCCAGGAGTTTTCGAGCCTTGTAACTTACAGTACGACCTAATATGAAACTGGCTGTGTAACTACAATTGAAACAGTGATAACTCCAACCTTGCTCAGTGGCTTTGAGTCCACCTCTGCCTCGTCGATCCTGTGTTGAACCGTTGTGCTGACAACATACCGCATTGAAACTCAACCAACCACTAGGCGTCTGTTTCTTTTTTGCAGGTAGATAAGCAAGGATGTCAAGCATCTGTACAGTTTAACAGATTTGTCACGCAAATGCAATGCTTAACGATAAAAGATATTGGTAACGTATCCAGTTGTGATCAGCACAGTCACAGCCTGTGCTTCGGTGCCGCCAAAATTCAAGGGCAAGTAACCCGAACCGCCGTTGGTGACAGTGATTGCACCAATGCCGCTGGGACCTGTGAATGGTGCAGCAATTGCTGTTGCTCCAGCACCGTTGCCCAGGATTTGAACATATGGTGCAGCCATATAACCTGTGCCTGCATTGTTTACTGCAATACCGGTCACAACACCATCTACCACAGTGGCAGTTGCACTGGCACCATAGCCTTGGCTGTTGTTGATGGCCAGACGCAACAGTGGATGGAACCCCACAACATTGATGTAAAAGGTTCCAGACTCGTCAAAATATTCACGGCTTTCTGTGACATCTACCCACACAGCTTCGTAATCCTGTGCTGCTTGTACTTTGAGGGTGCCAGTGTAATGATCCAGATCATATTTGACGGTGATCAAACTGGCCCCAGTTGTGTTGATATAACTTGAGTAGTATTCTGTCAAATAGTTACGTGATATTGGTTGCGGGTTCAATGCCCAATCAGGCCATGATTGCGGGCCAGGTTGTGGCCAAGAGTTTTTACCATTTATAGTGGGAATTGTCACCGGTTGACTGGCTATGAACTGTGGCAAAACACTGTCTACAATATCGCAGTCGGCTCGTGCGCCGGCGTTGGCGTCTGTAAATGCTGCTTGTACATAATTGCCTTGTGTGCGCTCA